ATGAATAATCCAGCTTTTGATTACAGCAAGCTCAAAGGCAGAATTAAGGAGCAGTGTGGGACTTGTTTCAACTTCGCTAAGAGTTTAGGCTGCTCAAGCAACACTTTGTCGGCGAAAATCAACAATGCAAGTGATTTTTCACAGACAGAGATTATCAAATCAGTTGATATTCTTGGATTAAAGAAAGAGGATATTTCAACTTATTTTTTTACACCTAAAGTTTAGAAAACTGAACTTATAATCAACAAAAAAACTGAATAGAGTATGTTTCTAATCAGCTTTATAGTTTAACCGAGGAGGTGAGAAGATGGGTGCAGCGGATATCGGATATTTAATTGAAGTAGTCGCAAGGAGATAAAAGTACTTAAAGCCGAAATTCAAAATCTTACAAAGCTTCTTTGTTCTGTAATTTCGGGTGCTAATTTGAAGTGATTTCGTCAGCAGTAGCTTGGTTGTATGTATCGATAAGATTAACTACAATTTTGCTTAATTGCTCAACTTGGTCATCTTGTGATTGACTTTGAAGTTTAGCAGTATCATTGTTAACAATAGCAGTTTGGTACTCGGTATGAGCAGTATCGTTATTGATAATTGCGGTGTTATTTTCTACAAGGGCTGTATTTAATGAAACACAGTCTGAAAAGAAGTTTAATATGGCGATAACCAATAAAATCACAGTAGATAACGCTTTTATTGACATTGTTTTTTTGTTTTTATCAGAGGTTGAGGATTTAGCATAATCATCAACAGGGATATGTACAGCTTCCAAAGTTTCCAGTTGTTCATCGCTAAATTCTACTTCAATTTCTTTTTCACCTTGTGGAATATTAAGAGTTTTAACATAATAATCTATTGCTTTCTTCATGTTTTCAAGTGCATCAACCGGAATAACAATCTGCGTTTTTATTTCATTAAGAGGCTTTACAAGTGATTTTTCAAGTGAAAGACTAAGATTGTCAAAAACTTGTTTAGAAAATTTGTCGATAATCGGAGTAATGTTTTTTTGTATATCGGTTGACATTTTCTTTGAAAATAGTTCGAGAGCTTGTAACATCTGTGAAATGTCAGGTGTTATGTCATTATTTACATTAGTATTGAAGTTTAAGCTATCCATAGTGCTGTTCCTTTCTATGAAAAATACATTTTATAACAATAATACAAAAATATTTGTATTTTGTCAATGTTTTTTCACATTAAGGGCTTTTAAACAGCAGAAAACAGCGTAAGGAGGTGAGGAGATGGGAGGAAAAATGATTGGCAACTATGCAAATGACGGAACACTTTATATATCTGCAACAAATATTCAGGAGTTTAAATGCCTTATAAATAGTTTTTCAATTTTCATTTTAAGTTTGCGACTGATGAGTAGCTTTTTGTTCTTCAATCATATTTTTCAGTATAGTATTGAAAATATTGTAACATCTAATTACAAATAATACAACAAAAATCGAGGAGGTGAGAAAATGGCAAAACTTAAACTTATTGACACAAAGGACAAGTTTCTTCTTGAAATTGACGGTACTGAAATCCCGTATGTTACAAGCTATCAGATTACCCGAACAGTAGGCGACGTTGTACTGCTCAAGCTGGCACTCAGCGTCGCCAATGTGGAAAAGGTTGAAATCGTATCAGACAAAATTACAGAGGATAACAGAGGTGTAAGGCAATAAATTTATAAGGAGGGTATATATGCCAAAATCTATGAAAACAGTAACCAACTGGGACGATGTCCCACTCTACATAGATTTGCCGTTGCTGGCAACCCTTTGGGGGTTCTCGGTTGATTGTTTAAAGAAAAAAGCACAGTCGGGCGTTTTGCCGGCGGCAAAGATGTTCGGTGAGTGGAGAATATCTAAAGAGGACGCAAAGGCTTACTTCGAAAAGGCTTACAACGAAACGCAGGAGGGAATAAAAAAAGATGGAAGTAATTATCAACAAATCTAAATCGTATTCGTTTAAGGAGGTTGAAATCGGAGATGTGTTCTCTGATGATTTAGGACGCTTTATGATGAAAGTATCATACGAAACAGCAATATGTTTAGATGATAATATGGTCTATGGCATTAACAGCAACACAAAATGCTATCTGAGGGACTGTGTGATTATAGAGCGTGAACTGCTCGAAAATCTCAAGAAAGGAGCAAACGGATATGAGTAAGCTTGAAAACTTACAAATCTGCATTAAAGACGGCGAGATTGTAGTATTGCAAGGACTTGACACCGTTACGGCTGAAAGGCTTGAGGACATTTTAAACTATGTTGCAGAAGTCAAGGAAAGCCTTGACAGGCACAAACTCAGCAACAGAGCAACAGGCATTAAGCGTGTGGCTCACAATTGCAAGAAGTTTATTAGGTGCTTAAAAGGTGCCTTATCTGATGAGGAGGTGTAACAGATGACAGAAAATGTTTTAGAACGAATGGAAAGGATTGACGGGCAGAGAAAAATCTCTGATTTCATCGTTAAGCAAAAACAAGATTATGAATTTAAAATCAGATATGCAACTATCAGAGCAAGAGAATTTGTAGAAGAATGTGATAAGCGAGAATTAAACTATCATGTTTCCGTTGGCGGTCTTGACAGCATTACACTATTTATCTTTTTAAAATCAATCGGAATCCACGCACCGGGAATCAGCGTCTCTTATCTTGAAGATGTAAGCATTCAAAAAATTCATAAAGAGCTCGGAATAGAAAAATTAAAACCGTCGGTTCGATATGTAGATAGTACAGGGAAAGAACACCGTTGGACTAAGCAAGATATAATCCAGGAGTTTGGATTCCCTGTTTTATCAAAAGAAATAGCGTCAAAAATTGAAACGCTTGCAAATCCAACCGAAAAAAACAAAACTGTTCGACACGCTATTGTAACAGGCGAAACAGGTGCGTATGGTGGTTATCAAAAAAACAGTCGTATGAAAATGTCGCAAAAGTGGCTTGAAAAGTTCGGTGGTTATGCAAACGATGAAGAGGGCACGAGTTATCAAATTCCAAATTTCAAAGTATCATCAAAATGCTGTTATTATCTGAAAGAAAAACCTTGTGATGTTTGGGCAAAAGAGCATAACAGCGTACCTTTCCTTGGGCTGATGGCTTCCGAAGGCGGAAGAAGAGCTAAATCTCTAATGATAAATGGCTGTAATTATTTCGGTAAATCTACAATCAGGTCAGCACCGTTTGCAATTTTCAACAGACAAGATATTTTACAGCTTGCACTTGATTTAAATGTTCCTATTCCTGAAATATACGGAGAAATAGAGAGGCGTACAGACGGAACTTTGTACACAACTAAGGCTCAAAGAACAGGCTGTTCAATGTGCGGATTTGGTTTGCACTTGGAAAAGCGTCCGCATAGATTTGATTTGCTCAAAGAGCGAAACCCAAAAGAGTGGGAGTATTGGATGTATAACTGCTGTACAGACGATAAAACAGGTGAAAGATATGGTTGGGCAAGAGTGCTGGATTATATCAATGTTGACTACAAAGAAGAAAACCGCTGAAGCTTTCGCACAGCTCCAACGGTTTAAGAATATAATATGAAATCAATCAACATTATTATATCCTTAATTTTATAAAAAATCAAGATATAAAGGAGAAAAAAGAATGTCAGTAAAAATATCAGCTTTTGAAATTGAAAATGTTAAGAGAGTAAAGGCGGTTGCTTATGAACCGACCGAAAACGGACTTACCGTGTTGGGCGGTAAAAACGGACAGGGCAAGACGTCTGTTCTTGACGCAATTGCGTGGGCTCTCGGCGGTAATCGTTTCGCTCCGTCTGCTCCGTACCGTGAGGGTTCAACAATTCCGCCACATCTAAAAATCAAGCTCTCAAACGGTATTGTTGTGGAGCGCAGCGGTAAGAACAGCAGCCTTAAAGTAATTGATACCTTAGGCAACAAAGGCGGACAGGCTTTGCTTGACGCATTTGTCAGCAACTTTGCTCTTGACCTGCCGAAGTTTATGAATGCAACAGGCAAGGAAAAAGCTGACACGCTCCTGCAGATTATCGGTGTAGGCAACAGAGTTTACGAGCTCGAAACGCAGGAAACACAGGTGTATAACGAGCGCCGTGCTATCGGTCAGATTGCAGACCAAAAGAAAAAGTTTGCCGCCGAAATGCCCGAGTTTGAGGGCGTGCCGAATGAACCTGTGTCAGCCTCGGAGCTTATCAACAAACAGCAGGAAATTCTTGCACGCAACGGTGAAAATAACCGTCTGAGAGCAGAAAAAGATAACCTTGAAAACCGTGCCAATAATTTGCAGAGCGAAATCAACAGGCTTAACGAGGATTTGAGGAAATACAATTCCGAGCTTACAAAAGTGCTTGCACAGCTTGAACAGAGCAGAAAGACCGTTGCCGAACTGCACGATGAAAGCACGGCAGAGCTTGAAAGAAACATTACCGAGATTGACGAAATCAACCGCAAAGTCAGAGCAAACCTCGATAAAGCAAAAGCTGATGAGGACGCAAAGGAATATTACGGCAAGTACGCCGATATGACGGCACAGCTTGAAGAAATCCGCAAAACAAAATATGACTTGCTCAACAACGCAAATTTGCCCCTTGACGGCTTATCAGTTGAAAAGGGCGAGCTTACATACAACGGTTTTAAGTGGGACAACATGAGCGGTTCGGAACAGCTTCGTGTCGCTACAGCAATTGTTCGCAAGCTCAATCCCGAATGCGGATTTGTCCTGCTTGACAAGCTCGAACAAATGGATACCGACACACTCAAAGACTTTGCAAAATGGCTTGAATCAGAGGGCTTGCAGGCTATTGCAACAAGAGTTTCAAACGGCGATGAATGTTCAATAATCATCGAGGACGGCTATATTAAGTCCGAAACAACCGCACCTGCAGCAACACCAACTTGGACAGAAGGAGAGTTTTAATTATGGATACAAGAACTACAACAGCAAAAACAAATACAAATGAATGCGTAATCAAATGTAATCCGCACAGAGAGCTTGCCTGCGGTTATACCAAAGTCAAGATTATGCCCGAAAATTATTCAAGAATTGTTTTGATTGCAGGTATGACAGGCAAGTCAATACAGGACCTTACAAACGAACTGCTCAATTACGCAATCGACTATGTTGTCATTGATGTTGACGGCAATAAAATCAACTTTTCAGATGTACAGGGGGTAAGATAATGAACATCACAAAAGGTAAAATCAAGTCGGCTCAAAAGGTTGTAATTTACGGTCCCGAGGGTATCGGCAAATCAACTTTTGCTTCGCAGTTTCCGAACCCTCTGTTTATCGACACAGAGGGCAGTACAAAAAACCTTGATGTTGCGAGAATGGATAAACCGACATCGTGGACTATGCTCAAAAGTCAGCTTGAATATATCAAAAACAATCCGACTGTATGCAAAACAGTTGTTATTGATACAATTGACTGGGCGGAACAGCTTTGCATTGACGATATTTGCTCAAAGTACGGCAAAAAAGGTATTGAAGATTTCGGTTACGGAAACGGCTATGTTTATGAAAAAGAGGAGTTCGGCAGATTCCTGAACAGCCTTGAAGATTTGATTGACAGAGGTATCAATGTTGTGCTTACCGCACACGCACAGCTCCGCAAATTTTCACAGCCTGACGAAATCGGCGAGTATGACCGTTGGGAGCTTAAACTCGGCAAAAAGACTGCTTCACAGATTTCTCCGCTTGTAAAAGAATGGGCGGATATGGTGCTTTTCGCTAATTACAAAACTATCGCAGTCGCATCGGATAAAGACGGAAAAAAATATAAAGCTCAAGGTGGCGGCAGAGTGATGTACACACTTCATCACCCTTGTTGGGACGCTAAAAATCGTCACGGACTGCCGGAGGAAATGGAGTTTGATTATTCAGGTATTTCACATATTTTTAATAATAATACAGTTTCAAACCACACTGCCCCAGTTACACCTACTCAACCTGAACCGAATGCTTCGACTGTGCCGGCACCTATACCAATTCAGCCTGAGCCACCTGTAACTGAACCGGTTGCACAGCCTAAACCGTTATACGAGCCTAATATTCCTGACGATATTCCAAAAGCTCTTGCCGATCTTATGAGAGCAAACGGAGTTGATGAAAGCGAAATCAGACAGGCAGTATTTACACAAGGGCATTATCCTTATGAAACACCGATTAAAAATTATGACCCACGCTTTGTTCAAGGCTGCTTAGTAGGCGCTTGGGATAAAGTCTTTCAGGTAGTAAGCAACAACAGAGATTTACCATTTGAATAAGATAAGAAAGGAAGATGAATAATGGATAGAGAATTTGGTTGGAATGACGAAATAACCGAAGAGGGCGGAAATTATGAACCGCTCCCCGAGGGTAATTATGATTTTACAGTAGCAAAGGTTGAGCGTGCTCGCTCACAGGGTAAAGGTAAACTGCCACCTTGCAACATGGCAAAAGTGACTTTTGATGTATGGGGAGCAGATGACAAGAGAGAAATTACAGTTAATTTTGTATTGCACTCCTCACTTGAATGGAAGCTGTCACAGCTCTTTTTGTCCGTGTCAATGAAAAAACACGGCGAACCGCTCCGTATGGACTGGACAGGCATTATCGGCAAGAAAGGTAAATGTCAGGTTATCATCCGCAAATATGTCAAGAATGACGGCACAGAGGGCGTAACAAATGACATCAAGTATTTCTACGCTTATGATGAGCAAGTGACAACCGTATCGCCTATTGTAGCACAGTCTGCACCTCAGCAGTATGTACAGCCTACATATCCGCCACAGTATAACACACAGCCTGCAATGCCAAATACTGCGACGCCGAATAACTGGACACCGGGTAGCTTTTAATGCAGTTACGACCGTACCAGAATGAAGCGAAGAATGCCGTTTTCTCCGAATGGGAAAACGGCAATTTAAAAACATTACTTGTCTTGCCTACAGGCTGTGGCAAGACAATAGTTTTTGCAAAAATCACTGAAGAATGTGTCCGTCGAGGTGACAGGGTGCTGATACTTGCCCACCGTGGAGAATTGCTCGACCAAGCGGCGGACAAAATCAAAAAAGCAACAGGACTTAATTCGTCGGTTGAAAAAGCCGAGCAAAGTTGCATAGGTTCGTGGAACAGGGTTGTTGTAGGCTCTGTACAGACGCTTATGCGTGAGAAAAGGCTGTCAAACTTTGGCAGCGATTATTTTGACACAATCATTATTGATGAAGCACATCACTCAATCAGCGACAGCTATCAGCGTGTGCTTGAGCATTTTGACAATGCGAAAGTGTTGGGTGTTACCGCAACACCCGACCGAGGAGATATGAAAAATTTAGGAACAGTATTTGATTCGCTTGCGTATGAATACACACTCCCTAAGGCTATCAAAGAGGGGTATCTGTCACCGATTAAAGCTGTGACAATACCGCTTACACTTGACCTTTCGGGAGTTGCCACACAGGCAGGAGATTTTAAAGCAAGTGATATTGACACGGCACTTGATCCGTATCTTTATCAGATTGCCGAAGAAATGAAAAAATACTGTAAGAACCGTAAAACTGTTGTGTTTTTACCACTTGTAAAAACATCGCAGAAATTTAGAGATATTTTGAACGGAAAAGGCTTTAAAGCGGCAGAGGTAAACGGTAACAGCGAGGACAGAGCAGAGATATTGCAGGACTTTGAAAACGATAAATACAATGTCTTGTGTAACTCAATGCTTTTAACCGAGGGTTGGGACTGCCCAAGTGTTGACTGCGTTGTTGTTTTAAGACCTACAAAGGTGCGTGGGCTTTACTGTCAAATGGTCGGCAGAGGTACAAGACTTGCTCCAAACAAGACGGAGCTTTTGCTCCTTGACTTTTTGTGGCATACAGAGCGACACGAACTTTGCAGACCTGCACATCTCATTTGCGACAACGAAGAAGTCGCACAAAAGATGACCGAAAACTTATCAGAACAGGCAGGCTGTCCGATTGACATTGAAGAAGCGGAGAAAAAAGCAAGTGAAGATGTTGTTGCTCAGCGTGAAGAGGCGCTTGCAAATCAGCTTGCGGAAATGCGAACACGCAAACGCAAACTTGTAGATCCGCTGCAGTATGAAATGTCGATTCAGGCGCAGGACCTTGCAGGCTATGTTCCTGCATTCGGCTGGGAGTGTTCTCCGCCAACAGACAAACAGAAAGCAAAACTTGAAAAGCTCGGAATATTCCCTGATGAAATTCAGAGTGCCGGCAAAGCAAAACTTATTCTTGACAGGCTCGAAAAGCGAAGAATTGAGGGCTTAACCACACCTAAACAAATCCGTATGCTCGAAAGCAGAGGTTTTCAGCATGTGGGCAAGTGGCAGTTTGACGAAGCGTCAGCCTTGATTTCAAGGATTGCCGCAAACGGTTGGAGAACTCCGAAAAACATTAACCCGAAAACATATGTACCGCAAAGCGAGGTGAATACGGTTGGACTTACTTGAAGCACTTGAATATATAAGACCGGCTGACCTTGACTATCAAGAATGGGTAAATGTCGGAATGGCACTCAAACAAGAGGGATACAGCGTAAAGGACTGGGACGATTGGAGCCGAGCAGACAGCCGATATCACAACGGTGAGTGTGAAAAGAAATGGCAGAGCTTTAACGGCTCTGCCTCACCGGTTACAGCCGGCACAATAATCCAAATGGCTAAGGACAGAGGGATGACTTTTCGGGAATCGAAAGAGCTTGGTTGGGATGATGAAATTGCTTTTGAACAGGGCAATATCGGAGTAACAGCCTGTGAGGGTGTAAAGTTTCACGAGCCTGCAAACTGGAATCCTGTGAATGAAATTGTAACCTACCTTGAAACCCTCTTTGACAGCTCCGAAAATGTCGGATATGTAACTGAAACTTATAAAAAAAATTGCAACGGGAAAATCAAATATTCACCAACACAAGGCAATTGTGATCGTACAGCAGGTGAGCTTATTGCCGCCCTCAACAATTGTGACGGTGATATTTCAAATGTATTCGGTGATTACAAACCCGAGGCAGGAGCGTGGATAAGGTTTAATCCGTTGGACGGTAAGGGTGTTAAAAACGAGAATGTAACCGATTATCGTTACGCTCTTGTGGAATCTGACTGTATGGCTCTTGAAGAACAAAATGCAATCATCAGAGAGCTTGAGCTGCCTGTTGCGGTGCTTGTTTATTCGGGCGGAAAATCAGTCCACGCTATTGTTAAGATTGATGCTGCAAACTATGATGAGTACCGCAAAAGGGTTGATTATCTTTACAATGTATGCCGTAAAAACGGCTTTGAAATTGATAAACAGAACCGCAATCCGTCAAGGCTGAGCCGTATGCCCGGTGTTATCCGCAACGGCAAAAAGCAGTTTATCATCGACACAAACATCGGTAAATCCGATTTTTCCGAGTGGAAAGACTGGGTGGAGAGTATCAACGACGATTTGCCTGACCTCGAAAACCTCGCAGATTTTTTTCAAAATCCTCCCGAACTTGCTCCGCCTCTTATTGACGGTATTTTACGACAAGGACATAAAATGTTGCTTGGTGGTCCTTCAAAGGCCGGCAAATCTTTTGGACTTATCGAATTGTGTGTAGCAATAGCAGAGGGCACGAAATGGTTTGGCTTTCAATGCACACAAGGAAATATCTTGTATGTAAATCTTGAACTTGACCGTGCTTCCTGTTTTCACAGATTCAAGGATGTATATAAAGCACTGGGACTTGAACCGAAAAATCTCAACAGAATTGATATTTGGAACTTGCGTGGTAAGTCCGTGCCTATGGACAAGCTCGCACCTATGCTTATACGCAGAGCCTTGAAAGGCAATTTTATAGCGGTTGTGATAGACCCAATATACAAAGTAATTACCGGTGACGAGAACAGTGCTGACCAAATGGCACACTTCTGCAACCAGTTCGACAAGGTATGTACAGAAATCGGATGTGCGGTAATCTATTGCCATCACCACTCAAAAGGTTCTCAAGGCGGTAAAAAGTCAATGGATAGAGTTTCGGGTTCGGGGGTTTTTGCTCGTGACCCTGATGCACTTCTTGACCTTACACAGCTTGAAATCGGCGATAATCTAATCAAGCAGCAGCAAGACGAAGCAACCTGTGCGATATGCAAAAACTGGATAAGCAGATTTAATAAAAACATTGATGAGTTATGTTCTCAAGATGATTTAGTTACTGCTTATAAAATGCTTGATATAGCTGAAAATGCTCTTCCTAAGCAGTCTTACATGCTAATGCTTAATGATATAGCTAAGTCAAATAAAGCTGTACAGGGCCGCACAGCGTGGCGAATAGAGGGCACACTAAGAGAATTTCCAAAATTTGATGCTCTGAATTTGTGGTTTGATTATCCTATACACAGAGCTGATACAACAGGTGTGTTGAAAGACTGCAATTTTGAGGGCGATTTTAACATCAAAGACTCGCCCTACAAAAAGAATTTCAGCAAGAAAAAGAGCAATTCAGACCGTAAAGAAGAACGCAAAGAGGCAGTTATGACAGCCTTTACTGCAGAAGAAACAGACGGTCAGGCTGATATAAACGACATTGCTGCATACCTGGGCGTTACTGAAAAGACAGTGCGAAATCGACTAAAAGAGCACGGTGACTTTTGGATTGATGGCGGCAAAACAGGTTTAAAGGGAAAGGAAAAAGTCGATTAATTTTCTTTTTCCCTGTCATTTTGGAAAGTGAAAATCTCGATAAATTTTCCGTATTTTCCGTGTTAGGGAAAGGAAAAAGTCGAATAAATTTTCTTTTTCCGCAGGGAAGAAAAAGTCGATAAATTATCGAGATTTTCCGAAGGAAAGAAAAAGTATATATACTACGTATATATAAACGGTTTCCGTTCCCTAAAGGTCACAGGGGTGAAGTAGTTGTGCGAAGCTTACGCACAACAACTCCTTCCCCTGACCTGTGACTAAAAGCAAAATTCAAAAATCAAAAGCAACTTTAATACTTTAAAGGAGTGAAATGTTAAAAATGGAATTTTTTATGGCGATGATACCGCCGACTGTAACTGCACAGGAACATAAGGTTATGGTAAAAAACGGCAAACCTGTTTTTTATAATCCGCCCGAGGTGAAACAGGCAAGAGAAAAGCTCACATCACATTTGGCAAAGTTTAAACCGTCAGAACCGTACGAGTCGGCTGTCAGATTGATAACAAAATGGTGTTTCCCTCGTGGTAAACATCAGGACGGCGAATATCGTATAACAAAGCCCGACACGGACAATCTGCAAAAAATGCTAAAAGACTGTATGACCGCTCTCGACTTTTGGTCTGATGACGCACTTGTCGCAAGTGAGATATGCGAAAAGTTTTGGGCAGAGGTTCCGGGCATTTACATCGAGGTGGAAATGCTGTGAATATCTCGGAAGTTAAACGCAACCTTGAAAGAACTGTGTTGTACAATGGTGCAGAATACATTCTGACAGGCTGTATCATCAGACGAGGCATAACAGGAAAGTTTTATTATCAGGCTGAAATAAAGGATTTAAACGCTAATTCTGCATTGTTGTATTGCAGACTTGAAGATTTGGAGGAGATGAAACAATGAAACAACAGGCAATCTGCGAATTATGTATGCAAGCATTTGAAAAAAGAAGTGCAAATCAAAAATACTGCACCGAGTGCGGTGTTGAAATGAGAAAACAACAGCACAGAGAAATTGTCAAAAACAGCAAATTAAGAAAAACAGCCGCACGCAATTACAATAAACCTGATACACTTGAAGAAAAATGCAAGAAAATCAATTTGTATAATAAGCGACACGGAACACACTTAAGCTACGGAGAATATACTGCACTCGAAAGGCTTGGAAGAATTTAAAAGGAGGATATTATGAGAGAAATATTATTCAGAGGTCAAACTCGCAGATATGGCGAAAAAGTCACATTGAGTGGTGAAAAAATAAAAAGCAATTGGGTTTACGGCGGTATTTTCCCACAGAATGGTGAGGGTGATTTTGCAATAATTTATCAGCAAAAGCCTACAGTAGAAAAATATCCTGTTTACGCAGATACAGTCGGACAGTACACAGGACTTAAAGATAAGAATGGTAATAAAATCTTTGAGGGCGATATTTGTAGTTTTTGTGATACAGACGGTGGACTTACTAATTATGAAGTTCTGTGGTTTGGCGGAAAATGGGTAGTAAGAGAAGCAAGATCTAATGTGGTTGACGATTTAGATTTATTCTTTTGCGAACGCTCCGTTGCTATCGGCAACATCTATGACAATCCGGAACTGCTGAAAGGAGTGAAATAAAACTATGGACTTAATTTTTAACGAAGATACAAAACAATTTGAACTTGCTAAACAGCCATATAAGACCGTTGAAATTAGATGCGAAACCGAAGAAGATTACAACAGATGAATTGTTGAAGTGAGGTGTGAACACAATGACAAACTTTGAAAAAATCAAATCAATGAGTATCGACGAAATGGCTGATAGCCCTATGACGATTTTTGCCTGCCCATACGGAACATCACACGCCAGCGGTTCTATGGAAAAGCAATTCAGCGACAGCTGTTTCGATGATGATTGCACCGCTTGCATAAAACATTGGCTTGAAAGTGAGGCACTTGAAAGTGAGGCAGAAGAATGACCGCAAAAGAAATCAAAGACATAAACCGAGAAATTACGAGGTTAAAAGCTAAGATTACACGCATAGCCGCCGAGGCTGACAATACATCGCCTAAGCTGTCGGATTTACCGAGTGCAGGTCAAACATCTGACAAGGTCGGCAATGCGGTGGCGCAGATTGCAGATATTCAGAGGGAGATACAAAATCTTGAAATCCGCCGAAACGCAGCGCTCAACAGCCTATCTCGTGACGATTTTGTGGAGAACTGCTTGTTTATGCACCTTAGCCTGCGATACAGCTGGGCGAAGATAGCAGTTGATACAGGCGGAATAAATACACCGGATAACATAAGAATTATGTGCAACCGCCACCGTTGGTAAAAGTTGTTCGGTTTTTCGGTTTAGGTGCAGTATAATATAAAATGAAGAAATTGATAATAAGAGACATTTTGTAGTTCTCCTTTTTCAAAAATAACGGCAGACCGCTCTCGTTGAGGGCGGTTTTGCTTTTGCGGGGTGGAATTAATGTATAAAGACAAATGCGGTACAGGTTACGAAAATAGCACAAGAGCGATTTTTCAGGGTGCAGGAGAATATGACATCCCGATTATTGAGCCTACAAAAATTACAGAAAACAACTTTATCGGATTTAATGAAGTTTTGAGCAGTAAGCAGAACAACTGCGGTGTGCATTACTTTTTGGACGATTACCAGTTCCAAAGATTATGGAATACACCCGACAGGTACATTGAGAGGCTACAAAAATTCAATTGTGTGTTATCACCTGATTTTAGCCTTTACGCTGATTATCCGAAAGCGTTGCAGATTTATAACCACTATCGCAAACATTGGATAGGCGCATATTTACAGCTTTATGGTATTGAAGTAATACCAACAATTTGTTGGAGCGACGAAAAGAGTTTTGAATGGTGCTTTGACGGCGAGCCTTGCGGCGGAACAGTCGCCGTGTCGAGTGTCGGCACTCAGAAAAACAAGATTGCCAAAGAACTGTTTTTGAAAGGTTACAAAGATATGATTGAACGCTTACAGCCTGAAACGGTCATCTTCTACGGCAAAGTCCCCGAAGAATGTGTTGGAAACATCATCAACATCAAATCATTTCAGGAAAAATTCAGGAGGTCAGAATAATGGGCGGAAGAGGTTCTTCAAGTGGAATAAGCGATAAAGGTAAAAAGTACGGTACGGAATACAAAGCAGTTGCTCAATTTGGTGAAATAAAAGTAATTCGTATGAATGGTAATACTTCGATAAAAGCTCCTATGGAAACTATGACAAAAAATAGAGTGTATGCTACTCTTGACAAACAGAGCAACATCAAAAGTGTTACTTTTTATGACAACTACGGCGAAAGAATAAAACAAATTGACGTTAAAGGTAGACCTCATAATGGAATGATGCCACATACCCATTTGGGTTATGAACATAATGAAATTGGAGATCGTCAATTGACTGATAAAGAACAGAAATATGTAAGTGTATTATTGAATAAATGGGAAAGAAAAAGAAAACACTTGAATATTTAGAAATTTATTGATATAATATTATAAACGCAGGGGATAGTTTAAATAGGAAAACAGTTTTTACAGATTCCGGTGCAACTCCGGAAACCTGTGTTTAAAGACAGTACAGAAATGTGCTGTCTTTTCTTTTGCTTATTTTTAGAAAGGGCGGTGATACCGTGAAAGACAAATTAAATGCAAGACAGAGGAAGTTTGCGGAATATTATGCGCAGAGCGGTAACACCGTTCAGAGTGCGATACAGGCAGGATATTCAGAAAATTACGCAAACGCAAGAGCGTATGAATTGTTGGAGAATGTTGGAGTTTCAAAATACATCAAAGAGTTATCCGACAAGCTCAAAGATGAACGCATTATGAGTGCTAAAGACAGACAGGTTGCTCTCTCTGACATTGCAAGAAGTGACGAGCAGGACCCGTCAGACCGTATTCGTGCGATTGATACACTCAACAAAATGACTGGTGAATACATTGTCAAGGTTGACGCAAAGGTTGAGCAATCCGAAAAGCTCTCTGATGTGTTCAGACAGTTAGGCGGTGAGGGCTTGAGTGAGTAGCTTTCCTTTGTCGCAAAAGTACATTGACTTCATAAACACAACAAATGTGTCGGCTGAATTTCTTGAGGGCACTACCGCATCGGGCAAGACAACGGTCGGTGCCGGTGTAAAGTTTATGCGAATGGTGTCGCAAAGTTCCAAAAAGATACATGCCATTGCCGCCAAGACAACCGGCAAGGCGGAGGAAACTATCATTCAGCAGGATAACGGTATTCTCGACCTGCACCGTAACGCAGTTTACTGTGGCAACGGCGACAAGGACTACAAGCTCCCGCATATCAAGTTTGAGGGCAAAATTATCTATATTCTCGGCTACAGCAGTCGAGATAAATGGGAAATGGTACTCGGTGCACAATTTGGCTGTGTGTATATTGATGAGATAAACACCGCCGATATTGAGTTTATCCGAGAGATGTCAACCCGAAATGACTATTTGCTTGCAACGCTTAACCCCGATGACCCGTCTTTGCTTGTTTACAAGGAATTTGTGAACCGTTCAAGACCGTTTAAGAAATATGCAAAAGATGTTCCGCCCGAGATTATGACGGAGCTTAACGAAGAACCTGTGCCGGATTGGCGGTATTGGTTCTTTTCTTTTACCGATAATTTAAGCCTTACACCCGAACAGGTTGAAAAGAAAAAAGCCTCTGCTCCAAAAGGAACAAAGCTTTATAAAAACAAAATCTTAGGATTGCGAGGCAGGGCAACAGGGCTTGTATTCTCAAACTTTGAGAGGGCAAGGCACATAAAAACAAAAGAATGGGCAAAGCGGTTTTTAAACTCCGACCGCAAAAGCGAGCATTTTATTCAGTTTACGGCAGGACTTGACACCGCATATTCGCAGAAGTCACCCGACACAATCGCAATGACCTTTTTCGGTATTACAAACAAGGGCAAGTGTATTCAGCTTGACGAGAGGGTGTATAACAATGCCGAACTTCAAACTCCGATTGCTCCGAGTGATACGGTACGAAATTTCATTGATTTTCTTGACCGCAACCGAGAGGAGTGGGGCTTTGCGAGAACTGCTTTTATTGATAATGCGGACCAAGCAACGATTACAGAATATCAAAAGTACAAGCGACAGCACGGCTGCATTTATGACTTCGCAAATGCCTGGAAGAAAACCAAGATTATTGACAGAATTAACCTTGTGCTTGGCTGGCTTGCCACTGACTGTTATTTTGTTCTTGAACATTGTAAAAACACGATTGCCGAGTTTGAGATTTACAGCTGGCGAGAGGATAAAGACAACACACCCGAGGACGGCCACGACCATTGTATAAACAGTGGGCAGTATGCGTGGCTGCCGTTTAAAAATATTATTGGAAGTGAAATAAATGGGGCTGATAAACAGAATGGCTGATACAATCAGAACAGGATTAAGGAATTTTTTACATATCACTAAAGCGCCTGACAGAACGATAACCGTTGACGAAACGAGCAATCATCAAACTGAATGCTTTACCAACCGCATTTGGTATTGGGGAAACAGCAGACAGCTTTCACAGCTTTACACACAGCTTGACAGCGACAAAACACGCTTTTGGTCGGCTCGGTGTACAACAGGACTTGAAATCAGGAAGATACACACAGGCTTGCCCGCTCTCATTTGCGATACACTCGCTAATATTGTGATTGCAGACTACAACGGTACAGAGGTTACAAGCAAAAATACGACAGCTTATGCCGAACGGTGGGCGGAGATAGAGAAAGAAAACAAACTCGCAGGTGTAATAAAGCAAATGCTCCTTGACCTTTGTGTTGTGGGTGACGGTGCATTAAAAATCAGCTTTGACACGGCTGTATCAGATGTTCCGATTATCGAATGGTATCCTGCCGAAAATATCGACTTTACTTATGTGCGCGGCAGAATCAGAGAGGTTAAGTTTTATACCGATTACACGCAAAATCACCGACATTTCCGTTTTGAGGAAACATACGGTTACGGCTATATTCGTTATGCTTTGTATGATGATAACGGCAGAGAGGTCGATTTACACACAGTTAAGGCACTTGATTGGATAGACAGCAACGGTGTAACCTTTGACACATCGTATATGTGGGCAGTACCGGTTATTTACGGCAAATCGTGCCACAAAGGCAGAGGTGCGGGCATTATCGGAGCAAAGACAGACGCTTTTGACAGTTTAGACGAGGCGTGGTCACAGTGGATGGACGCTTTAAGAGCCTGCCGAACAAAGCAGTATGTGCCTGAATGTCTTATCCCCCGAAATCCCGAAACCTGTCAGCCGATATCGCCAAATCCGTTTGACAACCGATTTATTGCAGTAGGAAACGATATGTCGGAAAACGGCAACGGCAACAGGATTTACACCGAAAGTCCGCAGATTCAGCACGAAAGCTATTTAAGCTCATACATCACCGCACTTGACCTTTGTTTACAAGGTGTTATATCTCCGTCAACGCTCGGTATTGATACCAAAAAACTTGATAATGCCGAGGCACAGAGAGAAAAAGAGAAAACAACTCTATATACAAGACAGAACCTTGTTGAGCTCACCGAGAACGCTATGCAGAGCCTTGTAAATGCTGTGCTGAATGCCGACAGTGAGCTTAACGGCAAGGGAATTGTTGACGGAATAGAGGTATCCGTAAACTTTGGTGAGTACGCCAATCCGTCATTTGAAAGTCAGGTTGAAACTGTATCAAAAGCAAGACAGGGCGGTTTGATGTCTGTTGAAACCTCGGTCGAGGAATTGTACGGCGACAGTAAGTCGGACGATTGGAAAGCCGAAGAGGTACAGAGGATAAAAGAAGAACAGGGCATCGCAAGCGAGAAAGAAACCTCGTCATTCGACGATTTGGCAGGACTGACAGATGAGTGATTATGATATCGGAAAAGCCTTTGAAGAAATCGAAAATGAACTTATTGACAGTATGATGCGCAATTTCAGCCGTCACAGGGTGGAAGAAGAAAAAGAGGGCTATAATTGGACCCAATGGCAGGCAGAACAACTAAAGGCGCTTGAGGAGTACCGCAAAACGAACGCCCAAAAATTCGGCAAGCAGTTCAAGAGCATTAACAGCAAGGTTGAAGAGATGATACACACCGCAAGAGCCGACGGCAACGCAGAACAGGAAGTAAAAATCCTCGAGGCTATTAAGAACGGCTTTACACCGAATATGCCCACAGGAGCGAGCACAGGCGAGTTTTTTAAGGTCAATAACCGTAAGCTCAATGCTCTTGTAAAATCGACCACAGACGATTTAAAGAGGGCAGAAACGGCAGTTTTGCGAATGAGCAATGACAAGTATCGCAAGGCAATCTTCAATGCTCAGGTGTACGCAAACACCGGTGCAGGCACTTACGAAAAAGCAGTTGATATGGCTTGTAAAGATATGCTCAACGCAGGGCTTAATTGTGTGGAGTACAAAAACGGTGCAAGACACACGCTTTCAGACTATGCGGATATGGCAATCAAGACGGCGAACAAGAGAGCATATCTAAGAGGTGAAGGTGAAGAAAGAGCGAAGTACGGGCTTTCCCTTGTTGTGGTAAACTCAAGGCAGGGCGGCTGCCCTGATTGTGCAAAATATATCGGCAAGGTGTTTATTGATGATGTGTATTCAAACGGCAAAAAGTCGGACGGTGATTATCCGCTGCTTTCAACCGCCATAGCGGAGGGACTTTTTCACCCACGCTGTAAGGACAGCACAAGCACCTACTACCCTGAACTTGACGATTTGGGCGGACCTCTCTCCGATGACGAGCTTGCAGAGCTTGACCGCCAAAGAGGACTTGAAGTACAGCAACAGCATGCAGAAAAACAAGCCGAACGCTTTGACCGCAGGGCAAAATACAGCCTTGACGAGGATAACAAGAAGTTTGCTAAAGCAAGAGCAGACGAGTGGCACGATAGGGCGGATAAGTTGGCGGAAAAGGTTAAAAACGCAGAAGATATTTCGCCTAAAGCTGTTGCAAAATCTCAAAAAGCTGTTATAATGAAATCAGAGGGTGTGTTGGATTTGGAACAAGCAAAAAAGCGTGATCATAAGATTTATATTACTGATACAGCTATAAACAAAGTTGATTTAGTTAAACCAAAGGATTTTTCTGCTGCACAAGCATCTTTTATGAAGAAAAAGCATAAAGAATTGTTAAGTGTTGCAAAAAGCCAAAACAATAGTAATGAAGTACTTTTTATAGAAAATTTAGACTTTAACAATGAAGTCAGAATTTTAGGAGATGAGTTTGTAGTATCACCCGGTAAAAATCCGTTTGCTGTTTCGGTTATAGCCCATGCGGAAAGACAGTCACTTGTATATTTACATAATCACCCAAGTACAAATACATTTTCTGTTGGTGATATTGATACTTTCATTTGCGAAAGAGCGGTAAAAACAATGTCTGTTGTCACAAATCAAGGCGAAGTGTATATTTTAAATAAACTTGACAATTATAATTTTAATGATACTAAAAAGATTTTGACCGAAATTTATAAATCTTATCCTGACGGTGATATAGATGACAAAGATTTTGTGAAAAAATTTTTAAAGCGTTGTCATGAAGGAGGAATTGAATATGCAAAATCAAAATAAAACTGTTATGAATATTGATGATAGAAACAAAGGAAGAAAAGGCATAGAAGAAATGCTGGAAAGAATGGAAAAGATGTCTGACTTGCCAAATAACAGCCCCACGCAGAACAAAACAAGGAAAGAAACAGCGTGAATATCTAACCGCTCCGTAACAAGAGCGGTTTTGTTATGCGTGAATTTAATACAGAGATTAGCACTTAATCAATCGGATTGAGTGCTTTTTTTATGCGAAAGGAAATGTGAAATGACTAATGAAGAATTTTTGAAACTTGCAAAAAGGACAGTAAAAGACTATACAACAGAACATCTTGATAAATCAGACGGCGAAGTCGACTTTTGCGTATACGTTGTTTGGTCTTGTAAAACACTGCAAAACAGCAAAGCACTTCTGTCAACAACGCTCTGTGACGGTATGTATTATGAGTGTACATACAACGGTGACAAAGACGAAATGTACTTTGATGCGTACAAGAAGTTTGAAAACAGGGTAATTAAACACTAAAAAGAGCGGTTTTGTTATTTTAACTTGCCCGTAAAGGGTTACAATTCGTAAAAACGGCTTGTTTTCGGACTTTTTAACTTGCCTATAACTTGCCAAGATAAAACTTAATACATCAAATCAGCACTTTGAGAAATCAGAGTGCTTTTTTGTATTTAAACCCGTCGATTTCGACGGGTTAGAAAGGCGGTGACAAAATGAAAGTAAGAGTAATTACATCGTTCAACGACAAGACCGAGGGGTTTATTAACAGACCGATTAATGAAGTTTTTGAATGCTCCGAGAGCAGAGCAAAAGACCTTATCGAACTTGGCTATGTTAAAGAGGCAGTCGAGGAAGTGCCTGCCGAGGAAAAGCCAAAGCCTAAGAGAAAATTGACAAAACATATTTAAAACGCACTTGTGAGTAACTGCACAGGTGCTTTTTTATTGTCCGAAGACGCTAAACTACGGGAGACACCGTGCAAAACTGAAACAGAGAGACACTCTATAAACTGATTACGGGAGACACCCGATAACTGAAAGGATTGATAAAATATGGCAGAAAATAACCCAACACCTAACCCAAACGAAACACAGCCGACACCGCAGGGCAACCCTGCACCTGCATTCGATTATGACAAGCTTGCAAGTCTTATTAACGGCAAGCAGAGCGTGACAGAGGACACGGTTTTAAAGTCATACTTCAAGGAGCAGGGATTGTCAGCAGATGAGATGAAACAGGCAATCGGTGCTTTTAAGGAGCAGAAAGCCAAGAACACACCCGACATTGCGAAAATGCAGTCTGACCTTGAAAATTCAAACAAGGCTAAGCTCATTGCAGAGGTGAACCAGTCGGCTACTCTTGAGGCAGTTAAGCAGGGTGTGGATATTGCAAGCATTCCGTATGTACTCAAAATGGCGGACTTTTCTGCAGTTTCCACAGACGGCAAAATCAACACAGAAAAGCTGACCGAGGCGGTTAAGAAAGTGCTTGACGATATTCCTGCACTCAAAGCAAAAGCAAGCGAAAACGCTGGCGGTGTTCAGAAAATCGGCGGTGACGGTAACGGTACATCAGACGGTACTAAACAAAATTCAAGCGTTCCGACAAAGAAATGGAACAGATTTAATATTTAAGAAAGGACAATTTAACTATGGCAAACACAAATAACTATGCAGAGCAGTTCAGCCCGGATTTGCTCGAAATTCTTATGCAGGGCACACTTACTTCACCATTCATCACTTCAAATGTAAAATGGGTAGGTGCAAGAACATTCCATTTTACACAGATGTCAACAACAGGCTTTAAGAACCACAGCAGAGAGGGCGGTTGGAACAAAGGCAAATATACACAGACAGATGTTCCTTTCACTTGCGAGCACGACAGAGATATTGAGTTCCTTGTTGATAAGGCAGATGTTGACGAAACTAACGCAACCGCTAAGGTTGAGAATATTTCAAAGGTGTTTGAGCAGACACAGGTTGCACCCGAAACAGACGCACTTTTCTTCTCAAAGGTTGCCGCAAAGGCGCAGGCAACAGACGGCTATCATTCAGCTACCAAGTCAACCGAATGGACCAAAGCAAGCGCTTACTCAAAGCTCAAGACTATTCTTTCAGCCGGCAAGCTCCGCAGATATAAAGCAAGAGGTACGCTTGTTGCTTATGTAACATCAAACATTATGGATTGCCTTGAGCAGTCAACAGAATTCACTCGCAAGATTGAGCTTACCCAGATTGCCGAGGGCGGTATGGGAATTGAAACAAGAGTAACCGAGATTGACGGCTGCCCTGTTATCGAGGTCATTGATGATGAGCGTTTCTATGACAGTTTCAACTTCAATCCTGCTAACGGTGGTTTTGAACCTGCCACAGGCGGTCACAAAATCAATGTTCTTGTCGCTTGTGGTGATACCTGCAAGACTGTACCGAAAATTTCAAGTATTTACTTCTTTGCACCGGGGGCACATACAGAGGGTGACGGTTGGCTCTATCAGAACCGTACACTTTCCGATACATTTGTTTTCCCTAACGGCAAAGACGGCAAGATTGACAGTATTTATGTTGATGTTGATACAACGGAGGTTGCGTAATGTATGCCGATTACATTGAACAGCAGGGCGGAGATGAAAAAAGCATTATCTCCGCCGCTCACATCGACATTCTGACCTTTAACCGCATTGATTTTGAAAAACTTTCGGAAATGCAGAAGAGAATCATCAGCAGAGTGCATAGCAGACTTACTGCTTTTGAAGAAGAAAATGCCGATATGATTTCTTCATATCTGAAAAATTACAACATCAACGGTGTGAGTATGGAGTTTGGCGCAAGTTGGAATTTGATGTGCATAAGCGGCGTGGCAATTCCTGCGGACCTCTACTCTCTGCTTAAATCAACAGGGCTTTGTTATCCTGCAATATGAGGTGATATGTTTTGAAATTTCCGCCACTTGTAAAAAAGCAGTTCTGTAAAACTCCTGTTGAGGTGACAATATACGGCGAGGGTGTTTCCGAGGACGGAGCGCCCTTGACCGTGTTTGAATGTAAAAATCTGTATCCCTCCGACAGCCTGTATCCGTCAGCCGTCCTGCACGGCGGCAATTCCTTGTGCAATATGCAGTCTAAAGCCAAAACAGTCTATACCAAAGAACAGAAAATCGTTCAGGTGTCGGCTGTTTTGCTTTTTAGCGGTGACCTTGCACCCGATTGTCCGAATTTAAGCAGCGGCTATGTGGTGCTTGACGGCGAAAAAAGAACCATTGTGCAAGGCATTAAGCACCGCAACCCTGACGGCACAGTGAATTTTACGGAATTGGATGTGATTTAGTGAGCTTTTCTGTAACATCAAAAATCAAGCTGAATTTGCCTTTATTAAAGCAGCTTGATAAAGCACAGCAGACGGCATTGCGCAATACCACAGACGCATTGCTTACGCAGATTAAAAACACGCAAGTAATGCCGTTTGATACAGGTAATTTGCAGAACGAAAGCACATTTGCCGACTACTCAAACCTTGCGAATGGGGAAACAAAAATCGTATCAAGTACACCGTATGCCAGACGGTTGTATTTTCACCCTGAATATAATTTCAGCAGAGATGAAAACATAGCGGCAGGTGGCAAGTGGCTCATTCCTTGGCTCAAGGGCGGTACACGACAAAACTTTTGTCAAAAGGCATTTGCACGATTTTACAAACAGGAGGCAGGACTTTGATTTATTTATCTGACATAAGGGACTTTTTAAAGACTGTCTTTAAAGCAGAGCATTACTACATCGGTAAACTCGATAACAAACAAGATAAGTCCATCGGTGTGTACTCTCTCAAACAGTCGGGTGCGCCTGTAAGGGCGATTGGTGACGAGAGTACATACAACACAATCAGCGTGTCTTTACTCTTGCATTGGAACAACAACGCAAATGAAACAGAGCGACAGGCACGCAATTTATTTGAAACGCTTTACAGTGTAAAAGATGTTGAAATCAACAAACACACAATTTATATTATTGAACTGCTCACGCCCGAGCCTGTCGATGTAGGCACAGACGACAAGGGCGTTTATGAGCAAGTCATTGAAGTTAAATTTTATTACGAAAGGATGTAAATAATTATGGCAGTATCAAGTGGAGTTTATCCATGTTATGAAAATCAGTTTGCGGTAGGTAAGGCAGGTACAGACACCGCCACAACAGCAATCGCAAATTGCGAGGAGTTTTCGGTTGCATTTGACAACGGCGTTGAGGAATGGACAGCGTTTGAGAACGAGGGTTGGAAGTCAAGACTTATGACAGCCAAGAGCGTTACAATCTCTGTAAAGGGCAAGCGTACAATCGGTGACGCAGGCAACGATGAAATCGCAGAGCTTGCGTTTAAGAACGGTACAGCCGCACAGCTTCCGTTTAAGTGGACTTTCCCGAACGGTGCAAGCGTACTCTTCAAGAATGCGGTTATCTCTGTAACAGCAAACGGCGCAGGAGCAAGCACAGGTGTTGCACCTCTTGAATTTGAGGTTATGTCAAACGGCAAGCCCGAATACACACCAGCAGCCTAAGGAGGTATAAAGAATGTCAAAAATCATTGATATTACAAACAAGCTTAATTTTGATGAAAGACCTAAGCTCGTAATTAAGGGCACTGAAATTGAGGTCAACAATGACGCAATTTCTTTTATCAAGGCTATTGCTCTTTTCGACAGCGAGAACGGTGTGTCAAGCTCTGACCTTTTATCTGCGCTTGAGCTTCTCTTTGACGAGGAGAACAGAGAAAAGATTGCAAAACTTCATCTCTCGTTTGCCGACCTCTCAACTGTTATTAAGACAGCAACAGAGCTTATCGCCGACAATGACAGCGAGGGGGAAATTCAGACCCCGGCTACGACTTAATAGATGATTTCGATTTAATCGTATCGAGTTTTAAGTCAGAGTACGGGGTGAGCATTTACTCCGAAGATTTTAAAAAGATGACTTGGGCGGAGTTCAGCTCTCTGCTGTGTGGCTTGGGAGCTGACACGCCTCTTGCGAGAACGGCTCAAATTCGCCTTGAGAACGATGAAAATGTTTTGAAGAACTTTACATCATCTCAACATAAAATACGCAATAAGTGGCGTTCACGCACAGCAAATAAACGCACACAGGCTGACATAAACACAGCCTTGCATGACTTTGAAATGATATTTGCAAATATGTAAATATTGCATACAATTTTGTTTATTTTTATAAAAATCTTGACTTTTATGTATATTTTTGGTAATATAAAGAAAATGCGAAATAAAGTAACATTTTATTATAAAAGGAGAGATTTTATGAACAGCAAATTTTACAAGGGTTTAACTCTCTGTATTGCGGGGTTTGGTATAATTATAGGTCTATTAATGGCATATGAGTATAAAACTATTGTTGCGTTAATAAGTGTGTGGACTGGTACAGCTTTCTTGTGTTTCATTTTTGGTGGAATTGCAAAGATACTTTTGTACCTTGAAAAATTATGTATAACAGGTAAAGAAGCGGACAATGAACTCAAAGAACCAAGAGCTGACTGGAAATGCCCTGTATGTAGTCAAATAAATAAAGGAAATGATAGGGTGTGTGTCAAGTGTCATTGGAAAAGATTAACTAAAGGTTAATTGGTATATATGAGGGTAGCTGTTAAAATCTATCCATATTGGATTTTAAAACGCTTATACATTTCTTTTGACGGAGAATGTATATCCACTATAAATCTATCCATACTGGATTTTTAAGTAATGGATTAAAAAACAATGAAAAAGCCACTCCAAACGGGGTGGCTAAAATTTTTCAAATTATTTTTAAATAGGTATTGACATATGAACATAAACGGTGTACTATATGAACATAGGAGGTGAATGACGAATGAGAAAAGCTTTTAGGACAACAATAGATGAAGATGTACTATTCGAATTGAAGAAAATGGCACTTGAAAAGGGGTGTCATGTAAATGACATAATAGAAAAATTAGTCATTGATAATCTTCATGAACAGTATTTTACTAAGGACCTCAAAAAATTTCCTGAAATGAATTTAGCAGAAAAGCAATCTTATTTAAAAAGAAGAGTGTCAAAAGTAATACAGGATGTTATGGATGAGTGTAATCTTAAAATAAAACCGTCTAATTTTACTGATATTATGGCAAGAACCATATCAGACTTAATTCTTTCGGACGATATATTGTTTCCTAAAAAGAAATAACGGCAACTATCCACCGACCAAAGCGATTAGTTACCGTTACAAAAAGACAGAAGTATCTCTATCTGAAATCTATTATATCATTTAGCGGAACTTCTGTCAAATTAAAATTATGATAGGAGTTTTTATTATGGCTTGTGTAAAGAATGTAAAAAATGTAATCAAAAGTGTTCGTGGCACTATTAATCCATATTATGATATGGGCTACGAGAACGTTACGGAAATTTATCGTACCAATTCAAGTGTATGTGATATGATTTGCGATGCATTCGCATTTGGATATGCTCAAGGCATTAAAGCTGCAAAAGCTGAAATGAGAAAGGCGGTTAAATGATATGAAAGCTATGGAATACAAAGGACAGAAAGTTATTACAACAGCAATGCTTGCAGAAGCATATGGAACAAGTACAAGTTATATCAGCAACAATTTTTCCCGCAATAAAAGTAAATTTGTTGAGGGAAAGCATTACTTTTATCTCGATGGTGAAGAATTTAAACTGTCTCTTATACA